CCACAAACAAAGCTTGTCGCTCAATGATCCGGTCGATGTCGTGAAGACGGAAGTCATGTGCGTCCAAGTGGCCACAATCTCGGCAGCAATTCCGGCGTACGAATGGGGCGAATGTCTCGACGAATCCTTGGAGCTTGATTTTGAGAAGACGGTCTTCTTGGGGCTCGACTGTTCACCGGATCGTAGGCACGCAGCTCTTGTCGCTGGTCAAAGACTCGACGATGAGAATTTCATGATCAAGCTTCTCCACACTTGGGACAATGCCGTCTCTCTCGATGATAAATCGATCGCCAATGAAATCGCGGATTATTGTCAGCAAATGCCGGTCGAAGCCATTGCGTACAGCAAGCGAACATCGAGCGCAATCGCGGCGCGACTTGTACCTGCCGGTCTTCCAATCGTGGACATCGATGGTGGAGAATATGGACAAGCTTGTGACGAACTGTTGGGAGCAATCACATCGAAGAGACTCAAACACAAGGGACAGCCGGAATTGACAAAGCAAATCTTGTCAGCGGCGAAGTTACCTTTTGGCGATGGCGGTTGGACTATTGGACGGAAAGCGAGCGGCACAGTTGTGTGCGCGACGGTTGCGTCTGCGTTAGCGACCCACTTCGCGACACGCCAAGAGACGGACATTGACATTCTCATCGGATAGATGTACCGGTGCGTCACAATTAGCGCATGGCATTGCGTGACTTCTTGTTTCCACCTGTAATTCAGGCGACCGCACCGGAAGCGGTCGTCGATGTCGAGGCGTCTCTCTATCCTGTCAATTCTGTCGATTCACTTGGATCTCCGTATCTTTGGAATGGTCAATCTGCGACTCGTACCGAAGCAATGGGCGTCCCTACAATCGCACGCGCTCGCAACATCATTTGCTCTGTCGGAGCTTCATTGCCGATTGAGACTTATGACAAAGCAACTCGCCAAAATGTGCCGTCTCCACGGGTAATCAATCAACCCGATCAGCGAATCACCGGCGCGGAATTTTGGAGCTGGATATTTGAAGATCTACTTTTCCGGCCGGCGGCTTATGCTTACGCGACAGCTCGTTACGCAGACACGGGTCGTGTTCAAAACATGGAACGCATTGCACCCGAGCGAGTTACAGTCAAAACAAATACTAACGGCACAGAAATCGATGGTTATTACATCGACGGCCGACCAATCGACGCTGCAAATCTCATCGTCTTTGGATCTCAAGATGAAGGTCTTTTACAGCGTGCCGGTCGCACGATTCGGACGGCTCATGCTCTCGAAAAGGCTGCATTTAACTTTGCACTCAATCCAATTCCTCAAACTGTCTTAAAGTCTCGCGGCGTAGCTCTTCCAAAGGATCGCTCTTCTGCACTTCTCGCAGCTTGGCGCAAGGCTCGTCAAGATGGATCAACAGCATTCCTCAATGCCGATGTGGATCTGGAGACTGTGGGCTACGATCCAAAGGCACTTCAAATGAATGAAGCCCGCCAATATCTCAGCTTGGAACTTAGCCGCGCAATCGGACTCCCTGCCTGGTTCGTCTCATCAGATCCATCATCGATGACATATTCAAACGCTGTAAATCAGCGTCGCGATCTCATCGACTTCTCGATTCGCCCACTTTTAACCATCGTGGAACAGCGTCTCTCAATGACGGACTTCACTCCGGCTTCACAATTCGTGCGCTACTCATTGGACGACTTCCTTCGTGGAAATCCTTTGGAGCGTGCTCAGGTTTATCAGATTCTCACAGGTATCGGCGCAATGACTCCGGAAGAAGTACGAAAGGCAGAAGACATCACATCATGAAGCTAACGACTCCAATGCAGATCACCGCAGCTGATTCAGAATCACGAATCATCGCGGGAAAGATTATTCAATTCGAAGAAGCTGCAAACGCTTCGACCGGAAAGGTTGTTTTTGCAAAAGGTTCAATCGCTCCGGCTAATGTAATGCTTAATCTTGAGCATGACCGTACACGCAGAATTGGGCGACCAATGGACGCAACTTTGTCAGCTGATTCAATGGCAATCGATTCGAAGTGGAAGATTTCAAATACCACCGCTGGATCTGACGCCATCGTCGAAGCAATGGACGGACTCCGCGACGGCTTGTCCGTAGAAGTTTCCGTCAGCGATTACATCATGGAGAAAGACGGCACAATGCGCGTCTTGGCAGGTGAGCTCACAGGCGTTGGCCTTGTAGCTGAACCGGCTATCCGATCAGCTCGCGTCACAGATGTCGCAGCGAGCGAAGAAGATTCTGAATCCACTCCGGAGACAGAAGAAACCCAACCAACAGAAGGAGACGAAGTGTCAGAAAACACCGTCACATCAGCGGACGCCGTCGAGACGGTAGAAGCTGCACAGGCTGTCACAGAGACAGTCGCAACAACTCCACGCTACTCAGTAGGCAAGGAGCGTCTTGACCTTTCAGCTGCAAAGCAGGTTGAAATGACAATCAAGGCGTCACTCGGTAACGAAGACGCTCGTCGCTATGTCGCACTCGCGGCAGATACAACAGACAACGCAGGTCTGATCCCGACCCGCCAACTTTCAACCGTAATCAACGGTCTTGCAAACGCAACTCGCTCAAACATCGACGCAATCAGCCGTGGCACATTGCCTGACGCTGGTATGACTTTCGAGATTCCAAAGATCACACAGCTTCCATCAGTAACACAGGAAGATGAAGGCGGAACTCTTGCCGATGTCGATCAGAACTCAGAATTCCTCAGCGTGAGTGTGAAGAAGTACAGCGGAGCTCAGACATTCTCCGTAGAACTTTTCGATCGCTCTTCACCTGCATTCATCGATGAGCTTATGCGCAACATGGCTGCACAGTACGCAAAGGCAACAGACACCGCGGTCAATGCGGCTCTCATTGCTGGCGCAACAGCTGACGGCACAACTGTCACAACAATTAATATGCCTGACGGAAGACCTGTTGGCAGTGTCGGGACAATTGATGGTTCCTTCCTTTTAGGAGTTAAAGGCACTCAAAGATTTTATTGGATTAAACCCGGAGAAACTGATCCCGACTCTTTGAGCTTCGCCTCAGCAGAGCGTACTCCAGACTCTTTGATGGCGATAAATATTGTCAGCGACGAGATTTGGTTTCTAGGGGCCTCAGGTGTTGAGGTCTGGGCTACTACGGGGGATCAAGACTTACCTTACCAAAGAATTTCAGGTAGAGTCTACGGTGAAGGTTGTGCAGCAGCAGCTACTGCTTGTGTCGCTAACTACCAGAGTATTCCTTGTTTGCTTTGGGTGTCGGAGAAACGGTCAGTTATGATGGCTCAAGGCACTCCCACACGTATTAGCACAAAGTCTGTTGAAGAGAAGTTGAGGTCCGCTACGAATCTTCGTGCTTGGATTTTTAGGTTCAATCTTCACGACTTCTATGCGATTACGTACGATCAAGGGACACTTGTTTACGACATTGTGATGCAGTCTTGGTCCACATGGGATTCTTTTGGTTTCAAGGCGAGGCAGACGCGAAGGATTTAACAAAAGCAACCGCATACGAATCAGAAGAACAGACTTTTGCGGCAGCTATTTATGCGGATACAGATTTTACAAATATTATATCGGCTAATATAAATTCTGCTTTGCCTGCTGGAACTTATCCTTATGCAAGCACAGTAAGAACTGCAAAAGTCAATAATGATACCACAATTACTGATTATACTTTGATAGAGACTGATGACCTTTCGCATCAATCTGATAATGTTCATTTAGATACTCCTGGATTCGTAACGTGCGGTGAAAGATTTAGTGCAGCATTACCATGAAAAAACTATTTTTATACCTCGCTATTTTGTTTTCGGTTTCGGCTAATGGCCAGTGCAACTGTGATTTTACGATTTCATTAAACGCTGCTGAATGGTTTTTCGATGGCGTGAAGAAAGGCGTTAAGCCTGGCCAAACCATTTGCTTTGAGTCCGGAACACGAACCGGGTTTCAACTTCGTAACATCAAAGGCACAAAAGAGAATCCGGTGATCATCACAAACAAATGCGATGGTAGTGTGTTTTTGAATGCTCCGTTAAATTGGGGCAATGTACTTTCTGTGGAGGGCTGCTCAAATATCATTATCCACGGTTCCAGTAATCCGGCTGTAAAATACGGCATTAAGTTGTCAGGCGGCCAAGCCGGGCTTAATCTGCAGAAGCTCACGACTAATTTTGAAGTGCATAACATTGAAGTTGCAAACGTAGGCTGTTCCGGAATACTGGCAAAGACAGACCCTACATGTGACTCGAAAACATGGCGCGGTAACTTCACCTTAAAAAATTCATCTATTCATCATTGCAAGGTTTATAACGTAGGTTGTGAAGGTTTTTACGTAGGTAATTCG